CAGAAAAGAGAGAGCAGTTAGCAACTGAACTCGAAAATAGTGATGTAGAAGTATCCCGTATCTAATTTAAGGAGAAAATCGTGGAAGAAGCAACAGGTAACGAATCAGTCGAATCATCCCCACAGGAAATTGAGTCACAATCAGATTCATTGGCAAACGATTTAGCCGCAGACCTGTATCCTGACCATGAGCGAACAGAAGCAGAAGATCATGAATTTGATGATATTGAAGTAAAGCCAGAAGAAACAGAAGAGATCGCAGAAAAAGTGGAGCCTGAAGTAGAGGTTAAAGAACCTAAACAAGCTCCCAAGTCTTGGACTAAGGAAATGCAGGCGAAGTTTAGCACCTTGCCTCCTGACATTCAAGATTACGTAGAATTACGTGAAAACCAGATGAAACAAGGTCTGGAAAATGACCGTTCTGACGCTAATCTAGGCCGAGTAATGCGGGATACAATGACCCCTTACCGAGCTATGCTACAAGCTCAAGGTGTTAATGAGGCACAAGCCGTTCAGTCTTTAATGAATGTTCATTACAAACTGACCAATCTTTCGCCTGCTGAAAAGACCGCTTACGGGGTAAGCATCCTTAAAGGATACGGCATTGAAATACCCGGCATGGAAGCCGAAGAAGCTGCTCCAATTGACCCAACTGTACGAAAATTACAGGAAGAACTCAATGGAATCAAACAGAACTTGACAAGAGCGCAAGAATCGACTATAAACCAAGCAAAGGAACGAGTGCAACGCGATGTAGAAGCATTCGCAACTGATGCAAGTCATCCGTATTTCGATGAAGTGGCAGACGATATCGCAGTAATGATACAAGGAGGCCACGACCTTGAAAGTGCGTATGAGAAAGCAGTATGGGCAAATCCGGTAACTCGCCAGAAAGAACTTGCTAGGCTCCAGACAGAGCAACAAGCAAGTATCCGTGAGAAAGCGATGAAAGAAGCCGAAACTGCTAGAAAAGCTGCAAGTTTAAACGTTAGGACTCGTGATACGAGTAGGACTCCCACAGGGCCGAAAGGTACGATGCGTAACTTGGATAGCGTATTGGAAGAAACAATGCGCGAAATGAAATCAAGAACCCATTAACTGAAAGGAGCCTATTATGGCTAGCCCAAATAGTACATTCACCGAATTGGTGACATCGACATTCCGTAAGGTACGTACCGATGTAAAAGATAACTTGTCTAACCGCAATGCTTTGTTGAAACACGTTTATAAGCGTGGTAATTATCGCAAAGAAGATGGTGGTTTGACCATCACAACCCCGCTTGATTACGCCGAGAACTCGACCTATCAACGTTATTCTGACTGGGATTTGCTGAATATTTCAGCTTCGGATGTTATTTCCGCTGCTGAGTATCAATGGCGTCAAATCGCAATCAATATCGTTGCTTCTGGTCGTGAAAAGCGCATTAACTCAGGTGACAGCCGTATTTTCTCACTAGCAAAAGCAAAAATGAAGAATGCAATTCGCACCTTCAATAATAACTTTTCAACCGATCTTTATTCAGATGGCACTGCTACAAACCAGATTAACGGCTTGCAAGCACTGGTAAACATCTTGGGTACTGGTACAGTTGGTGGAATTAACTCGTCTACCTTTACTTTCTGGAAAAACACGATTTTCGATCTGTCTACAGAAGGCGTTACTATGTCAGCCACTACCATTGAAAACAGCGCGATGCTGCCTTTGTGGTTGAGTCTTGACCGTGGCCCAGACGATCAGCCAGACCTGATTATCATGGATAATAACCATTACAAGTTCTTCGAAGCCTCTCAAACTTCATTGAAACGCTACACCAGTGCTGAAAGCGCAAATGGCGGTCTAGTTTCTCTGAAATACAAGAATGCTGACGTTTACTTTGATGGTAACTCCGGCATCCCAACAAATACGACTTACATGCTGAATACAAACTACATCGACTTGGTAGTACACAAAGATGCAGACTTGGAAATCATGCCTGAAATGCGTCCGATTAACCAAGATGGCGATGTTATCCCTATTCTGTGGATGGGCAATTTGACTTGCAGCAACAGAAAGCAGCAGGGCGTCATAACTGCATGATTGGTATAGGATATAGTTGACTTCTAATGTGGAACGTGACATGATAGCGAAACTTAATAAGTGGAGATATATCATGGCGCATAGAGGATTGACTGTAGTTGACCGTATCGGGCAAAGAGTTGGTAAATTAGTGGTTCTTGAACGCACGGCAAATAAGCAAGAAGGAAATTCAGTTAGAGCTTGTTGGTTATGCGAATGTGATTGTGGTAACAAGATTATCGTAACAGGGCAAAGTTTAAGTAAATCTCTGTTAGGTAAAGGCGGAACTAAATCATGTGGATGTTTAGTGGGGAAAGCTACTAAGCATGGCTTATTTAAAACTAAAATTTATGGAGTTTGGGCAAATATGATCCAAAGATGTACAAATCCAAAAAATTCTGGCTTTATGAGTTATGGTGGAAGAGGAATAACAGTTAGTGAAGAATGGAAAGATTTTAAAACATTTTTTGCTGACATGGGACACCCACCAACATCAAGAACTCTTGATAGAATCAATAATGAGCTTGGGTATTCTAAAGAGAATTGTCGTTGGGCGACGAAGAATGAACAAGGGAATAATCGTCGTTCGAATTTGTATATTACTTTATATGGTAAAAAACAAACTTTATCTCAATGGGCTAAAGAAACCGGCTTAAGTAATGTTTGTATTTCAAATCGGTTGAAAAGTGGATGGACTATAGAAAAGGCTCTTACATTGCAGAACCAACGCGCCAAATCGTAAACAGAAATTAAATTAAAGGAGAATTATCATGGCAGTAGCAAATTATGCGTTATTTGATTTACCTGGTGGTCAGCCAATTGCCGACACCAGTACAGTGCAAGCACACAAGCTTGGCACTATAGTACGTGCAACATCGGCAACTTATGGAGAGGGCGAGTTTGTTTATTTACTCGGCTTGGCCTCTACCGCAGTTGGTGATGCTGTAATTTTTAACCAATACACAGGTGTTACCACTCGTCTGGTTGCTGGTAGCAAGGGTGTAGTAGGCATTGCAATGTCTGCAAACGTAGCTTCTCAGTATGGCTGGTATCAGATTAGCGGTGCTGCTGTAGTGAACGTAGCTGCTGGCTTTGCTGCTGCTGCTGATGTTTATGCGACTGCAACCGCTGGTACACTTGACGATGCTGTAGTAGCTGGTGATTTGATCGCTGGTCTTGTAGGCGTTACTGCAATTGGTACGCCAACCGCTGGAACTGCTGTAATGCAGGCTCAGAACCCAACTATCACCTAAGTAATAAATTCCCTGCTTCGGCAGGGTTTTGCAATATGTGTTGAATATATATTAAATTATATGTTATAATAAGCGCATATTGTCAAACCTTAAAAGGAAAAATCATGTCAGGTGTAGGTGATCTAGTAACACGTGAAGAACGTCCTCCCTATGTACGTTTTGAACGTCAAGTAGTCGAAGATAAAGCCGCTTCATTAGCCGCTGGACATTATGTAGGTAAAGACGTTGATTACGTCCTTATCACTCCGCCAGGCTCTAAAGATGAAATGATTGCCAAAGTAGATCGCTGGTTTGAAACTACCGAGCGCAATGTACGTGATGGTCGCTCTAATCCTAAATGGCTAGAGCTATGGCGTGAAGGTTATCAACGCTGGAAGAACGGACAGGAAATGCCTTTAAATGGCACTCCTATTCGTGGATGGGGTTTAATCTCGCCCTCTATGCAAGAAACCCTTATCCGCTTGCATATTATGACCATTGAAGACTTGGCTATTGTTAATGATGAAGGTTTAAGACGCATTGGCATGGGCGCAATGGAACTACGAGCAAAGGCTAAAAACTGGCTCCAATCCATGAAAGACCACGGCCCATTAGTGAGTCAAGTAACCGCTTTGGAAAAAGAAAATAAGATTCTGCAATCCCAAGTTGAAACCTTGAGTGCTCAAGTCGCTGCTTTGCGTGGTGGACAATCGCTGCAACCTCAAATTGTAGATCGAGGTGACGAGATTACCGCTGCTGATTTGCTAGATGATGAGCCCAGTATTCCAGAAGCAATGGTGCAAATAGTTGCCGAACGACTTGCGCCAGCTCTAACGCCAGCTGAGCAATACGAAGTAAAGTTTGGCAAGAAGCCGCACCATAGAATGCTTCCTGAAAGCATATTGGCAGCATTGAAGGAGTAAGGTATGAGTTTATTAACCGTTGTTCAAAGATTTTGTGAACGTCAAAACCTTGATTCACCCGCAACGGTGTATGGCTCAACCGACCCACAAACAACCCAGATTAAAGCTCTTTTAGAAATAGAAGGCAACGATCTAGCCAAAAGAGGTAACTGGAACGAACTTATCTTTGAGGCTACCCACACCACCCTTGCAGCAGAAAGCCAAGGAACTATAGCTTCTATAGCAACCAATGGATTCAGGAATATCAAGCCAGATACTCTTTGGGATCGTACCCTAAAACTTCCACTTCAAATACTAGATGACGTTGAATGGGCGGCTCAAAAGGGCTTTGCTACCACTAGTCCAAGATATGCTATTCGTATCCGTGGCGGCCTTCTACTGGCTAACCCGACCCCTACAGCGGGGAATACATGGGCTTTTGAATATATCTCCAAGAATTGGATTCTAGGTATAGATGGAACAACCTATAAATCTTATTTTACACTTGATACAGATACCATTCTTTTGCCCGAAGAACTGCTTACTTTGGGTCTTTCATGGCGGTGGAAGAAAGAAAAAGGCTTTGATTATGCCGAGGACTTCCGTACTTACGAAACCCAAGTAAGTCAAGCCTTGGGTAGTAATGGGATTAAAAAGACCCTTAGTATGAATGGTGGAAGAACAACATCACAACCAGGCATTTCTATAGCACAAGGAAATTGGAGTGTGCCTTGAGAAATCCGCTTCGCACTAGACAACAACCGATGGCTCAAACGAGCCAATCACGGTCGTTTCCTGCTCCTTTGTATGGTTTGAATAGCAAGGATTCTCTTGCTAATATGAAAGAAGGCTACGCCCTTATTTTAGATAACTGGTATCCAAAAACCTCATATCTTGAAGTAAGAGGCGGTACTGCAAATCATATTACAGGAATGACTGGCGTACCTAAAACGCTTGCTGTTTACAATAGGCCTAATGGCACAAGTTCAATGTTTGCCGTAACAAATGCTGGTGTATTTGCTGCTTCTTCTGCCGGTGCGGTAGGCGCTAACTTAGCCGCAAGAACGAATGGGAAGCACCAATGGTTAAACTATGGTGATGGGACAAATAATTACCTAATGATGTTTAATGGTGTAGATAAACCTCTTTATTATGATGGCACTACATGGCTAGCCGTAGATGGGGCAACAAGCCCAGCTCTAACTGGATTGACAACTACTAAAATACTCTCTGCTTTTATGAGCAAAGGGAGATTATTTTTCATTGAAAAAGATTCACTTTCGTTCTGGTATCTTGCTGCCGGTGCGGCAGGTGGACTTTTAACTGAATTCCCTTTGGATGGACTGGCTCAAAAAGGAGGGTATTTAGTAGCCGGTGCAAATTGGACTTTTGATGGTGGCGATGGTTTGGACGATGCCGTAGTCTTGGTAACCAGTGAAGGTGAGTTGATTGTTTACAGGGGAACAAATCCTGGCTCTGTCACGGCATGGTCTTTAGTGGGTCGATATGACTTAGGCCGCCCACTGGGTAACAGGTGTTTACAGAAGTTTGGCGGTGATCTTTTATTAACGACTGAAAGTGGAATTTATCCACTATCTAAAGCTCTACAATCAACAAATATCAATAAAGAAATTGCACTAACTAATATTATTGAAGAGTCAATTACAGATGATAGCCGATCATACGGGAATAACTTTGGGTGGGAAATAACGCTATATCCAGCGCAATCTGCATTAATTTTAAATGTCCCTATTGCAGAAGATGGGACGCATGAGCAATATGTAATGAATACCATTACAAAGGCATGGTGTAAATTTAAAGGTTGGAATGCCGAAACATTCTGCGAGTTTAACGGAGAACTTTACTTTGCTACCAGTACAAAAATAGTTAAAGCATGGACAGGGACAAGCGACTTAGGAGCTGATATTGTTGCTTATGGCAAAACAGCTTTCTCTTATTTTAGAACACCCGGCACACAAAAGCAGTTTGTAATGTTCCGGCCTGTTCTCGCTGTAAATGGATCTTTATCATTTTTAACTGGTATAGACGTCGATTACAAGGAGTCAGCTATTACTGACACTGCAAGTTATTCTGTAAGCACAGGAGCAGTGTGGGATACAGCATATTGGGATGTAAGTTATTGGGCCGCTGGGATTGAAATTATACGAAGATGGACTTCACCATCTCAAAATGTTGGTTATTGTGCAGCCGCAAAAATTAAAGTCAATACTGATTCGTTGACAATCCAATGGGTGTCGAACGACATTGTTTGGCAAACAGGAAACATAATGTGATTACATTCGCTATAGAGCCAATTGCTGATGTTTGGAATGAAATGACCCAAGATTGGATAGATAATTGGGGTAAAGAATACGAAGAAAAGGGAGAGACTCCTAATTTAAAGCTTGAACGCTATGTAGAATATGAAAAAGCAGGATGGTATTTACAGTTTGTTGCGAGAGAGAAAAATAAAACCGTAGGGTATTGTGGTATTTATCTTACACCTTCAATGCACAGTCAAAAACTGATTGCAAAAGAAGATATTATGTATATCAAGAAAGAATATCGAGGAGGAACAACTGCGATACGCTTTTTTAATTATATTGAAAATAATGTAAAAAGCCGTGGTGCAATTAGTATAAGCGCAAGTGTTGCCCCTAATAGCCCCGCAAGCAGATTATTGGACTTCTTAAAATATAAGGTTGTTCAGCACAATTATGAGAAAAGATTGACTTAATCGTTTAAAAAGAATATATTATTAAACAGGTAGCGCAGACAGCAAAGCCTCTTTAACAGAGCTAGTTACGGAGAATAATTATGTGCGCACCAGACGCCCCACCAGCCCCAGTAGTGCCTTCCATAGCAGAGCAGACAGCAGGCAATATCGCCACTGCACAAGCGCAGGCGACTATAAACAACCCAAATATAGTAAACCAGTACGGCAGCACTACCTACTCGCCAGGTGAAGATGTATTCGATCAAGCCGGATATGATACTGCAATGTCGGACTGGAATACTGTGCAAGCACAATTTCGATCTCAAATAGCTGGGATGCCTGAGTACGTCAGAAATGAACTTCAGTCTCAATTTAACGCCCAAACAGCAGGTCGTGGGCCAACAAAGGAAAAGTACACTACATTGGGTCGTCAAACTATGACCCAAACACTTTCACCTGAAGAACAGGCTATTTTCTCAGCCAACCAAGGGAATAGACTTGGTTTAAATAACCTAGCAAGAACCGGAATTGATAAAGCGCAGGGTGTTATAGGTCAAAACCTAGACTTTAGTGGGGCGCCTGCTGCACCCGGAAGCTCTGACGAGGTACGTAAAAAAGTAATGGAAGCGATGATGAGTCGTTCAGATCCTGCTTTGAGTCGTGCTAATCAACAACAAGATGCTGATTTAATCGCAGCCGGTATTAGACCCGGAACAGAAGCATGGGACAGAGTTAAAGGTGAACAAGGCCGTAATCGTAACGATATGCTCATGCAAGCCGAAATCGCTGGTGGTAACGCTGCACAGCAAGAATTTGGAATGGGCACTGATGCCCGTAAGAACTATATTTCTGAACTATTGGCGCAACGCTCTGTGCCTTTGAATGAAATCACTGCTTTAATGAGTGGAAGCCAAGTTTCAAACCCATTTGCAGGACAAGGATACCAAGGAGGCGCTGTAAAACCAACTGATTACTTCTCAGGCGCTAACATGCTTAACCAGTATAATCAGGATATTTATAATCAGGGCGTAGGAAGCCAAAATGCGCTAATCGGTGCTGGGGCTACGCTTGGGGCAGCGGCCCTACGCTTTTCAGACCGCAGGCTTAAAACCAAAATTAACCGTATTGGTACACATAAACTCGGTATTGGTCTTTACACTTGGGAATACATCAAGAAAGCACCTAAAGGAATGGAGAAACTCGCTAATTGGGGTGGAAGCTCTATTGGGGTTATGGCTGACGAACTTAAGAAAGTTATGCCACAAGCTGTTATCCGAATCGGTGATTATGACGCCGTAGATTACGCGATGATTGGGGCTTAATATGGCTGGAATGTATTCAGATATACCAGAACTTGCTGCCGAACAGGAGCAGATAGCTCGTCGCCGTAGAATAGCCGAAATGCTTCAACAGCAAGCATTAGAACCTACGCCTAACCAGATACCACAAAGAGGTTTTGCGTCTAATACTGCACTTCCTAATGCAGTTGCGAAGATAGCACAGGCTTACTTTGGCAACAAAAAAGCACAAGAAGCTGATACTGCACAAGGAGCATTGGGCGAAAGAGCTATGGGTATGCAAACTGGCGAACGTCAGAAGATTGTTGATGCCTTAACGCCTAAAGAAGAGGTTCAATTCAAGCCAGACATGATGCCGGAAGAACAGAACCCATTTGGCAAGCTGGTAGAAAGCTCTGCAAAGAATCAGACCCCGCAAGATCAATTGCAATCTCTGCTGCAAGCTGGTGGAGAAACAAGATTCCCCGCAAACCAAAAATGGGTAGATACCCAACAGAAATATCTTGAAGGTAAGATAAATCGTGAAGATAACCAGCAGGCAAGAGCCGAAGCTGCAAGGATCGCTGCCGAAGCTAAAGCAGCCGCAGATAAAGATCGTAAAGCTTTTCAAATGGCTCTTTTAGATAAGAGAAAGAAGGGCGGGGGTGATATTTCAAATGTAGATGCTAGGTCTATTGATAAATCAATGACTAATTCATCTAACGCAAATTCTGCAATGTTATTGTTAGATCAGGCAGAAGCACTTTATGGGAAATATCAATCAGGACGTGACGAGCCAATAAGCGGCCCTGCTGCTCGGTGGGCATCTATTGGGATAGATGATAAGCAACATGCTGAAAACTTCGAAATAGGCAATCAAATTTCAAAAGATTTAGGCGTTATTAAGCTAGGCTTGATTGGCGGTTCAGACACAGAGCGAGAATTGCAAGTCGCTATTGATACATCGCCTTCGCCAGATAAGCTTCCATCGACAAACAAAAAGATTATTGATAATCAAAGGTTGGCGATACAAATTCTACAGGCAGAACCAGACTTTAAAACAGAATGGGTCGCAAAAAATGGCTCGTTATCTAAATTGGATGCTGATACAAAAGAGCCTTATGGGAAGGCGTGGAGAAGGTATCAAAAAGAAAACTTTAAACCTATTAAATCGCCCGAACAAGGTAAAGACCGCCGCGCGACTGATAATCAGCAAATTAGTGAAGCTCAAAAATGGGCTTCTGACCCAGCTAATGCGAATCATCCTAGATTGCCAGAAATTAGACAGAAACTTGGAATGTAAAAATGGCTTTCGATCCTGACGCTTTTTTAGCAACACCACAACCTCAACAAGGTGGGTTTGACCCTGACGCTTTTTTGGCTGGTACGCCAGCTATAGACACGTCTAAAGGCCGAGCTGCTTATATGAAGCAGTTCCCAAGTGACGAAGTTTCTCAAAAGAAAGCTCAGAATGAATATGAAAAAGCCGCTGGTAAAGAAAATGTTGATTGGCATAAGAACGTAGCTGGTGGAGCAGTAAAAGGTGCTTCTAATATAGGCAGAACCTTATTAACTGGTGAAAAGTTCTTAAGTTATCCACAGCGTAAAATTTATGCAATGGCTACAGGGGATAAAGAATTCGGCGTAGATCAGATTCTTAATCAAGACACCGCCGCACGTAACCGCATGGATGAAGATTTAACCTCTTTAATGGGGACAAATCCAAAGTCAGGAGGTTATCAAGTAGGTAAAGTAGCAACAGAAATAGCTGGAACTGCTGGGATACCTATTCCTTATGCTCAAGGCGCCAAAGGATTTATGCCTAGAGTTCTACAGGCTGGCAAGAATATAGGAATTGGCGCTGGGGCAGGTGGAGCACAAGGATTCGTTTCAGAAGGGCAAGAAGGCGTTATGCCCGGTGCGATCGCTGGGGGGGCATTGTCTGGTGGTTTAGAGGTTGCAAAGCCGCTTGTTGGCAGTAGTATTGGAAAGATCTACGATTTCTTTTCTGGCAAAGGAACAGATATTAGGGCTGCTAAAATTGGCAGGGATGTTGCAGGTGATAAACTCGATGAGATTAAGGCATTACTTGCTAAATCTCAGGGTGATGAAAATGCTATTCAAGCTGCTGTAGGTGCTGATAGTACTCGATTCTCTGCGCTAGGGAAGCGTGGTGAAAAAGTTTTTTCAGAGAGCGCAAATGCTTTGGATAACGCTCAAGAAGCTGGGAGAACCGCATTACTTAATAGCGTTAAACCTGACTTAGCTAAAGCAGAGAATTTAAGAAAAACTGTAACAGACCCAATGTATAACGCGGCTAAGAAAGCGGGGAATGTTGTTGATACAAAATCTATTGTAGCAAAAATAGATGATCTATTAGAACGGAATTCAGGCAATCCTGAGTTTGTGACTGAGTTCAAAAAAATCCGTGATGGATTGCATACTACCGTAGGTAAAAAGCAAGTTTTAAAAACAAATGCTGAGCAGATTTCATCAAGTATAGATGGAATAAAAGCTGCTTTAGGTAAAAAAGAGAACAAATTTATCATTGGTAATCTGAATGAAGTAAAAGACGATCTTGTTAAATCTATCCCGGGCATGAAAGAAGCTCAGGCTAAATTTGCTGAATTATCCCCTGAAGTTAATCAGTCAAAAGTTATTCAGGCTATGCAAGACACCCTTAAGGCCAATAAAGGAGGGGAAAGAGTAGAGCCGTTCTTGAATGCTATGGGTCGAGGCGAAAATGCCTTGATAAAAAAAGCTGACCAATCCCCTAGATTTGGCAAAGTAGAAGATATTCTAAGCCCCCAACAGCTTGCTGCTAGAGAAAAGGTAGTATCTGAATTAATGCGTGATGCTAAAGTTGAAGAACTAGCGAAAAGAGGCGCGGAAGATACTGCGCAAGTCTTAGCTAAAGACGCTTCTAAATTTAGACTCCCTTGGACAATGAGTGCAAAAGTTGCAGCTATGAATAAGGGCTTAGATGTACTTGAAACATCTTTGAACTCAAGGACAATGGAGAAAGTATATAAAGCAATGCAAAAGCCAAAAGATACATTGGAGTTGCTTAATACATTGCCAGCGACAGAAAGAGTAAAGGTAATTAACGCAATGATGAAAATGAACACAACAGCACTTGCACCTGTAGCAGGTGAATTAGCTGCACAGAAAGAAAGGAAATAATATGCCGCGCAATGGGTCAGGAGTTCAAAGTTCACCAGGTGCAAGCTACCCAGCAGTAGCTTCTACGCTTATTGAATCAACAAAATTCAATAATGTAATAGACGACATTAATGCTCAAATTACCAACTCAATTGCGGCTGATGGGCAAACAACCATCACAGGCGACTTGGTATTTTCAAGCAAAAAGCTGACTGGCCTCACAACCGGCTCAGCTAGAACTGATTCTATTAGTTTAGGGCAGGAGCAAGATGGGAAAACTAATTGGGTAGCAGGCGGAGGAACGGCTGATGCGATTACAGCATCTTACGTCCCTGCACTCACTGCCTTAGTAGATGGACAATTATGTTTTGTAAGAGCTACTGCGGCTAACGCGACAACTACACCTACGTTTTCTCCAAGTGGCCTAACGGCAAGAACAATTGTTAAAAAAGGTGGCGTAGCCTTAGTAGCTGGTGATATTGAAGGCGCAGGCCATGAATTAATACTGCGATACCTGCTTGCAAGTACACGGTGGGAACTATTAAATCCAGCGTCCGGTAGTTTTACTGGGCCTATCTCTGGCACTACAGCAACTCTTTCAGGATCGGCTTCTGCCACACAATACACCTCTACCATAGCAACAGGAACAGCTCCTTTTGTCGTAAGCTCAACAACCGAGGTAGCAAATTTAACAGCTGCTACAGCAACTACAGCTACTACAGCAAACGCGCTTGCAAACACAGCATCAGGAAAACTCCCCACCATCTCCTGCACTCAAGCCACTGGTGCTTTAACCTTCACTGCCTCTAGTCAGTATCTTGATTTTAGATCAACTACTCTAACCAGTGGTACGCCAACAACGGTCTTGGCGGCACCTGCCAACCTCGTATTACCCTCTGGTGGTACATTAGGCACAGTAACCACAGTACAAGCCAGATTAGTCTTGGTCGAATTGAATAACGCAGGAACTGCTGAACTTGCTATTGTGAACATCGCAGGGGGTAACGATCTATCTGAAACAGGCTTGATAAACACTACCGCAATTGATACAGCTTCGGACTCATCGAATGTATTCTATTCAACAACAGCAAGAACAGGTGTAGCTTATAAAGTAGTAGGCGTAGTTGATGCAGTGAATACCGCTGGAGCATGGGATAATCCCGTATTAGTTCAAGGTGCTGGCGGTAATGCTTTAACTGCTATGGGTTCATTGGGATATGGGCAGACTTGGCAGGATGTAACTGGTAGTAGGGTGACAAATACAACGTATTACAACACCACTGGCAGACCAATTTATGTAAGTGTTAGAACAACTGCCGGTGTTTCAATAACTAATAACCTGTACGTGAACAACGTGGTTGTATTTAGTGCGTCTAATGCAGCAGATTCAACAGTGGCACATACGGCATCTGCTATTGTTCCACCAGGTAGCAATTATAGACAAACACACACAGGGTCAATTGCATCATGGTTTGAGCTTCGATAAGGATAAAAAATGAAATATAAAGACCTACAAAATAAAGTACATGGAATAGAGGAATAAATTATGTCAATATGGAAAGATCAAAATAATAAATTATATGATGACATGGGCGGCACAGCCATACATCTACTACCACAAGGTTGTATTCTGATAAATGATGCAGAAGTACAAGCAATTCGTGCTGCTGAAAAAGCACTAGCTTATCAAGAGGCTCTTGGAGAACTAAACTACAAAGCACTAATCCGCAGACAAGCTGATGATCTTGGTAACGCAGGCCAATACTGGGAAGCAATTAAACTTTTAAAAACGATAGGAGAATAACATGGCACGAATTACATACAATGCAACAACAATCGGTGGCAAGATGGTAGCAGAGGGTATAGATCAAATCCGCAAAGGGCGTGATCTACTAACGCGAGCCAAGAGCTTGGCTGATAGTATTTCTGCTGGCGGTGTTACACCCGCTTTACTGGAGGCAAGCCCTGAATTCGGCGTGGCTGTTGGCGCTGGGGCAACTTTCTACACCGCAATTGGAAACGCAAAAACCAATTCTGCCGTTGTTTCAGACGCAGCCATTGCTGACCTTGATAACGGTGGTTAATATGACCTATCTACATATATTAGTCTGGGCGGCAACGTCAGTAAGTTTATTCATTGCCACATTTATTTTTTACGTCGCAATAATGAAGATGAGGGAAATAAAACATGAAATCTATGCTCTGCACTGGTCTGTTCGCTGGGTATGTTTTGGTATTCTGTTTGTCGGCCTTGTGCTTGATGTACTTCTTAACTGGATACTACTCACAGTTGCCTTCCTAGAGCTACCACACGAGTTTCTATCTACCTCACGAGTAGTAAGACACAAGTATCACTCAACAGGCTGGCGGCAAAAGCAGGCTCTATGGTGGTGCAAACACTGGCTCACGCCTTTCGACAAATATCACTGCGAGTAAATCATGGAACAGACTTTATTCATCTCAATGGTAGGTACGTTTATTCTAATACTGCTGGCTATAATCGGGTTTTTCTTAAAACGAATAGCAGAGCAATATGATGCGGCTCAAGAAAATCATAACCAGCAATTTGATAAGTTACTAAAGAAGTTTGACGTTTTGACCGAGATAATTTATGAGCACAAGTCAGACGTTGAAGTGATTAAAGAGCAGATTAATACACACAACCGAGCTTTAAATAGCATTGATGTAATTTATGACAGGCTTCGGGTGGTTGAAACAGACCTCTCAATATTCAAGTCAAAAGCCGCATGAAACGCACCCTGACCGCAATCGTCATACATTGTTCGGCTAATCCTAACGGGTCAGCAACGACAGTTGAAGATATTAACGATATGCACAAGGCTCGTGGGTTTAAGCGCGACAGACAGGCTACTAGGAACTTCAATTCAAACCTTCCTAATATTGGATATCACTTCTTTATCGGCTGTGATGGCAAACTTTATACCGGACGACACATAGAGGAAGTAGGGGCTCACGTACAAGGCAGTAATGCTCACTCTATCGGTATCTGCATGAACGGTACGGACAAATTCAACAAAGAGCAGTGGGAATGCCTGAACAACTGCATTATCGGTTTAGTCAGCAGAATTTCTGGGGTACATATTTTAAGCCCTACCCACGCCATGACGACCTTAAAAGACATGGGGATTAAGCTAAAAGGACACAGGGACTACTCGCCAGACTTAAATGGTGATGGGGTAATTCAGCGTACAGAGTGGTTGAAAATCTGCCCTGGCTTCGATGTTCGTGAGTGGGTCAGAGGGGGGATGGTTCCAGTCGAATCATCCTTGTATGACTAACTTTATTCTCAATACGTTATTTTTTATCGGTATAGTGGTCTTGTTGTGGTTGTTTGTAATCGTGATGTTAGGCTTTATGTCGTGTATGGTAGTCAGACTTTTAATCGATGAGGTGAAGCATGAAAAAATGGGCTAGTCGAATTCTTAGATCAAAGACAATGATGTTCAATGTTTTGGTAGCGTCAATGGCGGCTTTTGAGGGGGTTTATACGATCTTGCAGCCTTTCGTAGCTGGTAACGTGTACGCTTACATTACAATCGTTCTGACGGTAGGTA